GCGCTCGGCTCGCCGTCCTCCTCATTAGTGCGAGAGTTCGCCGCGCTGCTGTTCGTCCTCGTCGCCCTGCTCCCTGCTCGCTGCGCTCTCTGCTCGTGGCCTGCTGTCTGCGCTCTCTGCTCGTGGCGCTGCGCTGCTCGGCCTGCTCTTCCGCTCGGCCTGCTCGGCTGCTGTGCCGTGCATGCCGTGCATGCCGTGGGCCGTGGCGCTGCCTGCCCTGCCTGCGCTGCCTGCTGGGCGCTGCTGGGCCGTCTACCTGCGCTTTCTTCCGTCCATGGCTCGCGGCCTGCCCTGCCGCCTGCTACCGGTTCGCGACCGACTCAGGCCGCACGCCCTCTGACCTGCGGTGAAGCGTTTAACCGCGTCAAAGACTGACTCGATCAGCATGCCCCCCCTGGTTCGATCCGAAAGGGGCCTCGCTGGGGAACGGCGGGGGGCAGCTTGGATTTTACGCAGACCAAAGCAAAAAAGTGGTTTTTGAACACTTGGAAACCTAGTATTGCAAACTAGATTGCGTAAAATTGAATACTAGATTAGTGCCGGAATGACGCGATTGGAGCGATTCATGCACAAGCCAGCGCCGTGGCAGCGGCGTTTCTACAAGTCTAGGGCATGGCAGGACTGCAGGCGGCAGGTCTGGGAGCGCCAGCACGGCCTCTGCGCCGACTGCATGGAGCGCGGCGAGATTACGCCCATCGACGAGGTCCACCACCTCATCGAGCTGAACGAGTTCAACGTCTGCGACCCCAAGGTGAGCCTAGACCCAGCCCGCTGCGTCGGCCTGTGCCGCAACTGCCACAACAGGCGGCACGACAAGGGATACAAGAAGCAGGACTCACCCTCAAGGGTGTGGTTCGACGAGGACGGCAGGCCCGTCAGGAAGGGGATTGAGCTGTGAGCGACTACGCGGTGATGATGCCGGAGGTCAGGCCAGCAATCGCCAATGTCAAGGAGCCGGTGCGCGACGAGGACGGGTTCGTGACCCACCACGAGGTCAGGGAGCGACTGTGCGTCGTCCACACGTTGCAGGTGGGGCGCGGCGGCTGGGTGTGCGAGTGGGAGGACGGCGGCGTCGCCGTGGTCCCGTACGAGAATGTGAGGTTCATCGATGACGAAGACGACCAATAGCTACAAGAAGGAGGTCATCCGCGAGTCAGCCGCGTATCAGGCGATGGTGCGCACTGGCCGCTACGACCTCTCCGACCCGACCATCGAGTCGACCATCTGCCAGTACGCGTGGCTGGACGACAAGATCGAGGAGTGCCGCAGGATTCTGGACACCGAGGGCCTGATGGTCGAGGGCCTGCACGGCAGGGTGCAGAACCCGGCGCAGGGCTCCATCAAGGCGTACATGCAGATGCAGGGCGTCGCGCTGGCTCAGCTCAAGCAGCTCGCGGCCACGGCGCCAGCCAAGAACGACGACCTCGATGAATTTTTGTCTGGTGGCAGCGATGAGGGTTAGGAGCATCCTGTACATGTGCGACGGGAAGGCGTGCGGAGACGAGTGCCCGAACGAGCTGTGCCACCACACCACCAAGCTGGAACACGCGCTGCACCCAGACAGGGACGTCAGCGAGTTCGGCACGCTTGCGGAGGGCGACGACTCGGTGCTTCTCGTGGAGCCGAGCGATGAATAGCGCCTACCGCGAGTACATGGCGGACGTCCTCGCCGGGGCGTTCGTCACGTCAGGGAAGATCAAGAAGCTCTGCAGGATTCTGAGCAAGCGCGGCGACCGCTACAAGCGGTGGCACTACGACCAGGAGAAGGCCGACAGGGCAATACGGTTCATCGAGTCGTTCTGCTGCCAGACCTCTGGCGAGATTGGGCAGAAGCTCGTCCTGCAACCGTTCCAGAAGTTCATCATCTCTGCGGTGTTCGGCTGGGTCGACGATGAGGGCAACAGGGAGTTCCAAGAGGTCCTCGTTATCATCGCCAGAAAATGCGGGAAGACCACGCTCGCGGCGGCAATCATGCAGTACCTCATGGTCGCGGACGGCGAGTACGGCCCACAAATCTATACGATGGCCTGCACGGACAGTCAGGCCGCTCTGTGCTTCGGCGGCGCGAAGAAGATGATGAAGCAGTCGCCAGCGCTCAAGAGGCGCGAGCGCATGGGCACGGTGCCGGAGCGAAGGCGGCAGGGCATCCTGCACGAGGCCAACGACGGGTTCATCACGACGCTCACCATGAGCACCGAGCTGGACGGCCTCGACGTTCACGGCGCCGTCTGCGACGAGATAGCCGCGTGGAAGTCGGACGGCCCGTACAACGACGTGAAGCAGGGCATGTCGGCTCGCAAGCAGCCGCTCATGTTCGAGATCACGACGGCTGGCTTCGTGCGCAACTCCATCTACGACACGCAATACTCGTATGCGTCTAGGTGGCTCGACGGCGAGATTGAGGATGACCGCTTCATCCCGTTCATCTGGGAGCTTGACCGCACCGATGACTGGATGCACGACGAGTCCTGCTGGTACAAGGCTGCTCCTGGTCTCGGCACCATCAAGTCCATCGACACGCTTCGCGGGTTCGTGCAGAGGGCCATCAACGAGCCGAGCTTCCGACCGACGGTGCTGACCAAGGACTTCAACGTGCCGCAGAACAGCTCGACGGCTTGGCTCACGTGGGAGGAGTCCGGCAGCGAGGAGCGCATCGACTTCTGGAACATGGGCTTCCGCTACTGCATCATCGGCTTCGACTACGCGCAGTCGGTCGACCTCGCCGCCGCGCAGGTCCTGTGCATGCGTCCCGAGCGCAACGCCGACGGCAGCGTGGTGAAGGACGCGGACGGCTCGACGGTGTTCGACCCGCACATCTACGAGACGAGCATGTACTGGATTCCCGAGGCCAAGTTCGACGCGCAGGAGACGAAGGGCGACAAGGCCACCAAGGACCACGCGCCCTACAGGCTGTGGCGCGACCAGGGGCTTCTGAGGGTGGTGCCCGGAAACGCCGTGCCTGTCTCGGTGCTGGCGAACTTCATCAACGAGCTGCGCGACGAGCACGGGCTGTACACCTTCGCCATCGGATACGACCCGTGGCACATCCTCGGCGGAGACAGGGAGCTGTTGGAGCAGATGATAGGTCCAGACAGGTGCGAGCAGGTGATCCAGGGCGCCAAGACGCTCTCCGACCCGATGTACCGCATCCGCGCCGACTACCAGCAGGGGAGGTTCGTGGACGACGCGCACCCCATCAACAGGTGGTGCCGCATGAACGTCATGGCCATCTACGACACCAACCTCAACATCCTGCCCGACAAGAAGGAGGCCAAGGGCGCCAACAAGATTGATGGCTTCATGGCCGAGCTGGACGGCTACATCGCGCTCATGAAGCACGAGGCGGAGTACAAGGCGCTGATTTCATAGGCATGAATAAGGGACGGCCTTTATGCAAAAACTATCGGGTTTTATGCATTTTTGGCCGTCCCTATGCATAGGCCATCTACCTGCGGTTTTAATTGGTTACGATTGGTTACGGTTTTCGCTGAAAGTGCCATAACTAATATGTCTACCTGCGGTTTGTATAAAAACGACCAATTTATGCATAAAACCGCATAGGTTCTGAGCTGGGATTTCTCTTTGTCTACGTAACGCCAGCGGCGTGGTGACGCGGACGCGCGCGCCCCTGCGCGTGAGCGCGGGCGCGGCACCGCTACGCCGCTGAGCGTAACGCAGAGAAAGCGGGTTTTTATGCAAAACCGAACCTATTCACGAAAACTACCGAACTGGTTTTGCGAGAACGATTGGATGCAATTTAATAGTTGACAATTACATAGCAAACAACTAATTTAGATACGATAGGATTTCTGTCTGAGCCTCCGTTTTCGGGGGCTTTTTTTATGCCGTTCGGAGGTGGTTCACTTGGCGAACGACGGACTCTTCGGCAAGGTCCTCGGCAGGTTCCGCAGGCGATCTGAGGCAAGGGACAGCGCCACCAACTACTTCCGCACCTTCACGGAGTACAGCCCAGCGTTCAAGACGTGGCAGGGCGGCGTCTACGAGATGGAGCTGACGCGCACCTGCGTCCACGCCTTCGCGAGCGCCTGTTCCAAGGGCGAGCCGCACATCAAGGGCAACGGCAGGCCAGAGCTCGTCAAGGCGTTCCACAGCTGGCCCAACCCGTACATGACGTGGCCGCGCTTCCTGTACAGGCTCGCGACCATCTACGACGTCGACTGCACGGCCTTCGTGGTGCCGACCTACGACGACCGTGGGTACACCAACGGCCTGTTCCCGCTCAAGCCCGAGCTGACCGAGCTGCTCGACGTCGACGGCGAGATGTGGGTCCGCTTCACGCTGAGGACTGGCGAGCACATGGCGTTCCCGGCGTCGGAGGTCTGCTGCCTGTCCAAGTACCAGTACGTGAGCGACTACTTCGGCACGTCGAACAACCTGCAGGCGACCATGAACCTGCTGAACAAGCAGGTGCAGGCCGAGAACAGCGCCGTCGAGATAGGCAACAAGATCAAGTTCATCGGCAAGATCACGGGACAGGTGGCGCCAGAGGACCAGAGGCGCAAGCGCGACGAGTTCTACGCCCGCAACTTCACCGACAACGACACGGTGCTGATGACCTACGACTCGACGTTCGCCGACATAACGCAGGTCAAGGCGAGCACCTACACCATCTCCACCGACGAGATGGAGCGCATCGACAAGCACGTGTTCGACTACTTCGGCTGCAACGAGGACATCCTGCAGAACAAGGCCGACGAGGCCAAGTGGGACTCCTACTACGAGGGCAAGGTCGAGACGTTCTTCCTGCACCTCTCCGAGGGGCTGACCCAGTCCTGCTTCTCGCGCAGGATGGTCATCCAGTCCGACGTGCCCAACCGCATCTGGTTCGGCTCCGACCGCCTGCAGTTCGTCAGCGCGGCCACCAAGCGAAACATCGTCCGAGACATGACCTCGTACGGAATCATGATGGTCAACGAGGGTCGAACCATACTTGGCCTTCCGAAGCTCCCCGGCATGGACGTGTTCATGGTGCGCGGCGAGTTCTTCCAGATGGACATGACTGGGCGCGTGGTCTTCGCGTCTGGTGGCCGAGAGGGGCTTCCCGTCCCAGACCCGACGGACGACCCCGACTTCGACCTCGGCGGAGACGACCAGATTTACTCCGACGTCGACGCCTACGGCGCGACCGAGAAGCCAGACATCTAAGGAGGCGCTTGTGGCAGGAAGGACGTTCTACATCTACTGCCACACGGCTCCGAATGGCAAGCGTTATATCGGGCAGACATGTGCAAATAAGCCCGAGCGAAGGTGGGGAAAGGGTTACAAGAACTGCCATCGCATGGAACACGCGATTGAAAAGTACGGGTGGGAGAACTTTGAGCACTCCGTACTTATGATTTGTCATTCAAAGCAGATGGCAGATCTTCTTGAAGTCAACCTAATCGCCTTCTTTGACACAACCAATCCGAACAGGGGATACAACATCCTTACTGGCGGTGGCGGTCGCATTGGCTTTAGACAGTCCGAAGAGACTAGGCGAAAGATTAGCAAGTCTCTGACTGGGCGAAAGGGTCGGATACTTGCTAATCTTTCG